CAATGTAATATCCTTTAATGCGTCTAGGTATTACTACCTTTCCGCACTCAACACATTTATGTTTTAATCCCATGTTATCTCTTTCTATTCATTGACTTTTGTTCTTCAGCCATTAGGTTACTAATGTATTCTTCGACAGTATCTTCTGTTACAGAAGCACTTCCGAATGCCGCAAAGAACAAAATGCTAACGAATATGAAAAAGAATATCCATCCAAATACTTCTCCAGTGTCCATTACCACTCAACCTCCATTGTTATTTTTTCTTCATTATCTATATTATATGCTTTTACAAATCCATTATCTTTCCCATATTTCCATAAATCATATACTAATTGTGAATCTTTTAAGCAATAATCAACTACAGTATCATAATCTCCTTGCTTCCATAATCTCGGAGCATCTGCACTTTCTAAAGATTTCTGTTTTCCTAAAGTGTGGTCAATTAAATTGTTTAAAGAATATCTACTTCCATGATTTTGCACAAAATATTTACTTGTATCTATGTATTGATTATTAGCAATATATTTTCTAATACAATATATATCCAATGCATCTCTTAAAACAGGCATATCAAACGCTACAATATTATGTCCTAATAGATAACCCCCTTTGGCGAAATGGTCATCTAAGTCAAACTTTAATTCTCTAATTGGTTTTGTTTGTATTCCTGATTTAGAAAAGGTATCGGAAACTGGTTCATCTACATAGACTGTTCCTGTGTTTCCATTCCAAGTTGTTACAGTTGAAACTAAAAACATATGAGTGTTACCCCACCCACCAATATCAGTTGATAAATTCTTAGTTTCTAAATCTATAGCCATTACATTGTTCATTATTTGCCGCCCCATAACTTAGAAATTTCATCATTTACTTCATCATCATGCGTTGGTGTTTCTATGTATGTTGCTCTTTTTAAGAATACACATAATTTAGTAACTTCTTTGCGGTTGTTTTGTATGTTTACTATAGACGCTACTTCCCATCCATCATTTCCTTCTAAGTTCAATGCATCAGTCATTGTTTTTGGTCCATCATTTAAATCAAATACTATGTGTTTATTTTCCCACGTTGCTTTCATTTTTATGCCTCCTTTGGTTTTACATATCTAGTTTTTCCTTTACTTATTGTTTCAAACATATCCTCTTTGTTTAATTTATTAAAGTTTTTATTAGTCCAAACGTAAGAGTGTCCTGAGATTTTACTTGCTTCTTGAAGTAGTAATTTCTTCCAAACATGTCCTCCTTCCAACTTGTCCTGTGGATTAGCCTTATTAATAGCCACTTCATAAGCCTGTTGGAATTGTTTAAACATAGGAGTGCCAGTTATGGATTGTTTAGTTAATTTCAAAGAATTCTCTAACCACTCAATCAAACCAATATAACATTTTCTTATTATGTATGCTCCTTGTCTAATATGTTGTGCTTGAACTATGAATTTGTCTTCTTCATTTACAATACTAGGAGCCATAGAAATACAATTTAGAATTGCAAGTTTACCTATGTATTCCATCAAATTCATTTCAAATAATCTAACTACATCATAAATGCTAGGATTTAAATGCTCTATGTATTTTAGAAAGTTACGATGTTCTAATTTCAAAGCATCTGTAGCAGAAGAAGAAACTTTAACTGTTGATTGTTTATCTTTACCATTGTCATTGAATCTTCTTTTCACTTGTTTGTAAATTTCAACTATACCTTTTGATAAGTGTAAGGGTGGTCCTCTTTGCTCAGCGATTGTTCCAAACCCTCCAATTACATCCCCTCTCATACTATCTAAAATTTCATTAGGAACGTTCCAAATAAATAATATCATTCTTTGTAATACACCCTTTTCGGCTATAGTTTTTAATAAGCCACTTGGGGGATAAGTAAAACCCATGATAGTAAATTTACTATCTAAGGAAATTACTAGAGGTTCATCATTTACTCCTACTTTACCTGCTAATATCTTATCATGTTTATTACTACCAGTATGAAAGTTATTCATAGTATCTTGAAATAAATTATGCATACCTTCTTTATGTGCAGTTGTTTTAAAGATACCACTATGTTCAAACTCATCAGCAAACCATAACCCTTCACCATGTAAAGGTCCATATTGTTCAATCCATCTTTTTGATTGCTTAAATCTTGTAGCCTCTGCTTTAAGAACTCCTTTATTATATTCTACTTGTGTAATTTGTGCCGCAATTGGAGGATTTGCCACTGCATCACCAAGAAGATTATCAAGTCTCGCAACTTCATCAGAAAATATTTTGTTTCTTCTTTCTTCATCTTCTATGAACACTTCTTTATTATCTCTATAAGAACCAATAAGAGCCGCAGTAGTATAATCAGATAATTTTAAAATTTTGTTATCAAATCCTTTTTCCTCTCTTTTGATTTCTTTGTAAACTTCCTCGGCAATTGGTTTTAATACATAGTTAATTAAAGTAGTCTTACCACTCCTAGCAGTTTGTATATCTGCCCAATGTATTCTTGTATCTGTAGTTGTATTCTTATAGGGTATCTCTACAAAATGCTTTACTATATCTCCTAGTAATGCATAATAACCTAACATAGCAGGTATGTCATTATGCCTAGAATAAGTTAAAGAAGTGGTTTTCCACGTTTCAACTATTCTTGGTAATCTTGTTTCTTTTACATATTCATTTTCTTCTATCATTGTTTCACCTTCTTTTCTGAGTTAAAGACGGATAGGATTCTATCTGCTGTTTTATCTCCTATACCTTCTAAGGAACATAATTCCTTTTTATCGCAATCACCAATCTCCATTAGTGAGCCATATTTTTTTATAAGCATCTTTGCTTTCTTTTCACTTATACCTTTAATTGTTGTTAACATGTTGATGCGTATATCATCAGTAGTTAACCGTTTAAAGATATGAGGTTTTATTGGCGACCTTTCTATAGGTTGCATTTTAGCAACACTACAAATAATATTAGCCGCCATATTTTCATTAGTAACCCATATGGGTTTTATGTCTGAGTCTAAAATAATTTTACCCATTCCTCCAAAGAATTTATTTGTTAAAAACATCTTTTTGTTCTGTATTGGAATGTTGTTATATTTAGCAGAATGACTAGTGTATTGTAGAGCATCTCCTAAAGAACCATAAATAATAACTATATTCGTTTTATAACATCTATCCATATTATCTAACTGAGTCCATAGTCTCTTGCTCATGATTGAGGCTAAGAAATCGTGAGTTGATTTTGCTTCAAAGCACACATCTCCAATTACATAATCTCCAACTTCAATCCATTGTTTTGTAGTTTCTATTTTTAACTTATTAGCCTTTTCAATTACTAAATCTGTTAAAATAGATTTTTCTCTACTATCAATTACTAACGTCATAATCATTCCTCAAATTCTAATCCAAAGTCTAACAGTGTCATTTGTCCTTCTAATACTAATCCATATTCAAACAGCGTCTTTTGCATTTTTTAACCTCCAACATTTTCCTACACAGTAACCTTGACCGATGAGTGTTTCGCATCTTGGGAAACTATAATTCTTCTCTAGGATGGAACCCATTCTTTTCTTAGTTACTTCTTCATTGAAATCTAACCACACGTTATAATTATCGTGTAAATTTTTAATCTCGGCAACAATTTGATTTCCTATTTTGTTACGAGTTTCTTTATTAGGAATTACATTAATTTTCTCAAATGGAATACTTAAATCAGTTCCTAATAATAGTTCTTTATACCAACTAACTAAACGCATTCTAGCATCGTCAGATGGATTTTCTACCATAATTGCACTATGCATACAGGGGGGTAATGGTAGGTTCCCCACATTAATTACATCAGCCTCGATTTCAGATTCTTCTATCGGTGCAACTTCGGGCCACTTAACTAGTTTAGTACCGTAAGTAGGGTTGATGTAATTAGGTTTCATTGCTAATACTAATAAGTCCTCAGCATCTAAAAATATATCATTTACTTCTAATGGTATGCAATAATAACATCCTTTACCATAAGAGGCTTTAAGATTCATAGTATTTTTAATTCTTCTCAATCTTCTCTTTTGTATTGCTGAGTTATCTAAAGTCCCATTAATAGTTAGTTTCTTTATATCATTATAAAATGCAGTTAATCTTCTAATGTCTTTTATTCTTTCACCATAAACAAATAGATGAAAACCTCTACCTGAAAACGACATATCAAATTTATAATCATTCTTAATTAAGTATTGACAAACTAACTTTAAATCCTCTAAACATTTATTTATTGAAGATGCTCTTATTATTTGCGCTCCAGTTTTTCTATCTGTTTCACCATGATGTGCATCAAAATCTAAAAATATTTTATCGAGAATAATAGAAGATTCATGAGCGACACCATCCTTTTTAGCAGTAAAGGTTTCAAAACTATACACAGAAGTATAGCAATTCATTCTCCCATTATATAATTTAACAAAATCATTAAACTGTTCTCGATTAAATACCTTTAATCGTTGCATGTTTTGTTTACTTTGCCAATTGCTATTAGGCCATACTTCTCTAGGGAATTTCATTGGAATAACACCAAACCAACTACGATAATAGTTAATATGTTTACAACATTAACCATCATAATTATTCTATTACTAAACTTAAGAGTAGCATGTATTTCTTCCATAGTCTCTGTAAGTTTCTTTTGTCCTTCTAGCATTTCATCAAAGACCACTATTACCAACTCTCTTAACTTTTACATTCCCAACTCTTGTCTGAACTCTACCATCCTTTTCCTCTAAAGTTGGTTTATCATTTACTATGACATCTTTACCCTCAACTAAATCCTCTAACTCTGTAACTGGATGATTAATATGTTTATATTTATCAGTTAAAGTTGCGGGCTTTTCCACTGGAAGTATAGGTTGACTTTTTTCAATCTCGTTAAAGTTAACTGTAGCCGATTCAAACTTTTCTTGAAAAGCCCCCATTACTTCCTCTTCCAGTTTAACTATAACTAACTCCTTAAACAGTTTACCAAAAGTCAAATCGTCTTTAACCTTTGATTCCCAAATAAGTTCAAGTTGGTCTTTCAATTCTACTTCGTGGTACAATTCTTCTGAGAGAATTTTTGCTACATTTTTCAATTTAAGTAGTTCGTGGAATTTCCAATCCTTGCTATTTATTTTTTGTTTGATTTTATCTTTCATTGTATATCACCTAATTTTCTTATGTTTCTATTATCGACTACTATCCTTAGTCTTCCGCCACAACTTTTACATTTGTTTGATTTTTTATGTAATTCAAATTGTTCCCCGCATACTTTACATTCCTTTATTCTCTTGTTAGCCAAATTACCACTCCCACATATGGTTGGCTATGGCTGAATCACATAAAGATGTAAAGGAGCAAAATTTACATTTATTGTACCAAAATTCTGATTTGAAAATACCCTTTTCATAACAGTGAATTAAATAAGCAATTCTTTTGTGGACTTGATTCACATTGTATTTTTTAACCTCTTCTAATTGAAAATAATTAGAGTCGGGATAATACCATGCCCAGTGGGTTATAGGCCCGAGATTACAGTCGGGGTCCGCCTCCATTAATAATTTATAAAAGGCCATTTCATGTCTCATGTGAGTTGCCTTACTATCTTTCCAAACACCAGTCTTTAATTCAACAGGAATGACACTATTGCCCTCTTGGAATACTCTATCTATGATACCTTGAAGATGTATTGTATAATCTCGTTGTAGAGTAAATGGATTACCCCTTCCTAATTTATATTCACCTGCTTTTATCTCAAATTTAGCATTACACTTTATTTCATTACCCACAGGTAGAAAAGTATCTAATGCATTTGTTTGTTTAGATTTAAGAAACCGCTCACTTTCAAATGCGGCCATAGACCTATAAACATCACCATTTTCATCTATAGGAAATAAACTTACACAATATTCGAATATGTTATTATCATCTAATCCTTCTGCTTTTTTTAAATCAAAATCATTATAAAAATCCTCATATGAATTATGAACTGCTGAACCTCTAGCCATTGCCGCATTAGGTTCGCTTCTTCTACCTTGAATGTATTGAAACTCATATTGTTTTTCACAAAAGAATAATGTATTTAATGAAGACTTAGTAACTTTTAATTGTGGCATTGCAGGGTCTTCTTCCCATTCAGGATTCCATTGATATGTAAATTCTACCATTATTCTTCCTCCCTTAATTTAGGACATTCTACGCTAGAACAATTCCAACAGAACTCCCATTTCTTAATTTCCTCAGTTGTAAAGGGAACCCCTTCACTATTTCTTAAGTGTCTATTGTTAGATGGTTTAGCCCTTCTAACTTTTTTATATAATTTATTATCTACATTACATCTATACATCAAAACCACTCCGATAATGTTTGTTGTTTTTCATCCAATTTTATTTTTTTATAATCCCATCCCATCGCATCAAAAACAGGTTTAACTTTTTTAATTACTTCTGATTCTGCTAAAGTTTCCCAATCAGGCTCAAAGTCATCAAACTCATTTAAGTTTCTAACTGCTATATATTCAGCCTTGTTTTGCATACCAGTCCACGTAGTATAGTATTGTTCTTGTTCGCTTTTAAACTTACATTTAAGATGATAAAAAGAATCAGTTAGTTTATCTTGTGGATTTACATGTTCATTATAATAAAGAACACCTGCCCACCCCCCACCATAGGCGGGTCTTTTACCTTTTAATGTAGTGAGGGTTTTTAACTTCTTGTTACAAGTTTCTCCCTCACACACAGCATCGGGTAATATTTTCAATAGACTTCTTATGTACTCCATGTCGTAAACTTTTCTACATGAGCATTTTAGTTTCAATCTATCTTCTTTAATTCTACTTCTTTTAATTAAATCTAATTTATCTACTCTACCTTTAAGTACATTGTTATACATTAATCTACAGTAATCTAAAATCTCTTCTTTAGTTTTTTGATTAATCCACATCTCTAAGGCTGTCTTTTGCACTTGTTTACCGATAGTAGATTCAGCAATTCTTTTCAAGACAAAACCAGTACAAACGAATTCTTTCTCAGAAAGATATACTCCATCTTTCCAATTAATAAAACCTGCATTTCTATTTCTAGTTGCACCTACTCCTAATATAGAAAAGTATTTTTCGAACTCTAAATCCATGGGATGATTTTCTAAATTCATAATATTAGGAAATACTTCTTCCTGAATATGTTTATTTAATATCTCTCTAACTTCTTCTGCTTTCTCAATAGAAGGAACAGGAACATAAAGAGAATCTGTATGTGCATATACTACTTTCATTATCTTAGCCCCCATAAAGCGGGGCGTTCTGTTTTAGCATTGACTCTAATAAAATCAGGGTTAGCATATAATATACTAACTAGTTTATTTACAGAGGGTAAATATTTAGGGGGATTGTTATTGTGTTCCATTTTCATATCTTTTAATGCTTCCATTATTTCATTAGTTGACATAACATCACCATCTAATATACCTATAACCCATTTGATTATTCTAGCGTTTTTTCTATGCGCTTCTTTTCTTATTTCTCCGTCTTTTGTTAATCTCATTGGTCTTCCTCCATTTCTATTAGTTTTTGCAAATAAACCGCTAAGTCCATTGCTTCTTCTTGAGCGTGTATTAACCACTCTAATCTTGTAAGAGTTTCTTCCTCCATAGTAACTCCATACTTTCTTTTACCCACATCTGAACGTGCTTTAATTTTTTTACATACTTCATCTTCTATTCTACTCATTGCAATTCCCTCACTTTAAAAGCCGCTTCTCTAATTGCTTCTCTAGCACTGGCTGTAATAGATGCGGCTAAATCTATATCATACCATCCAAAACCTCTTTTTGCAACACATCCATATAGTGATGCTAACAATCTTTTAGTTGCCATTTGCATAGAGTTCCACTTAACATATTCTTTTTTATCTCCACTTTGTAACGCTTCTAACATTTTAATTTTGTATTCTTTTCTTAGAGGTTTCAGAGTTAAAATAATATTAGGTAATAATCCCAATCTATCTGTAGAATAATATTTCCAATCATACTCCTTTATATCTGAAAAGTCTCTAGGAGTTTTAATATTTACAGCAAAAGGAGTTTCTTCACTAGACTTAGTCTCCCAACTGATATTGCGAGAAACTGCCACTGATGGATAAAGAGAACTAAAATCAAAGGCGGCTACATTTAGATGTAACCCATTTGTATTTTCTTCGAGTGGGTCATAAATTAATGCACCATCATAATTTACTTTTTCTCCATATTTACCAGTAGGCGCTTTCCAAAATGCATTTCGCATAAAGTAAACGCTACCCATGTGTGTAACAAAGAAACAATCTTTGAATGGCGCTTTAATAATTTTTTGAATCGCTAATACACCTTCACTTAAACCCATTTCTTCATCTATCTTATAGAGTAACTCTGCATCCTGTAAACAATACTCCAAATAATTAACTGTATCTTCTTCCCACGCTTTCATAAAGAATTCATTTCTATCTGTAAACTTAGAATCTTTTTTCTTAGTTTCACCAACTGATACACTTGCACAATAATCTAAAGATGTACTAGGCAAAGTACCACGTTGAGAATCCATCCATTGTCTTTCAAATGCTAAATCTAAATTTAGACATAGCCTTCCTTTAATTGGTTGGTCTATGTTACTATAATCTAAATTACCTATACAATTGAAACTTACACCTTTAACTTCTTTATGTGGTGATAACTTTCTTGGGTCTATACCATTCTCAAATAACCTCTCGATTAGTTTCGGAACATCTGCTTTCAATCCCCACCAAGCAATTAGCATATCAGGGTCTTGCTCTTGCATATCTTTTACGAATGCCTCTAGCATTTCCTTTTCAGAAGTAAACATTTGTTGTTTTAACGGTTGATTACTCCACCAATATAGTTTAGATTCATTAGTATAATTATCATAAAGACCAATAGCGGTAATCGCTCCTTCATGCTCATGTCCTTCGGGCAACCATTCCATATCCCAATACCATTTTCTTAAATCGTATTCTGGAATTTTATCAACTTCATCAACACAATATCTTCTCAAGATAGGGACATCTCCTTCCCATGTATCTTTGAAAGGTTTCTTTGCATCTTTTAAATCCGAAGGGTGAGTATAGAATACCTTTGTTAAATTATACCCATCTAATGTTCTCCAGTTACCTTTCTTATATTTATAGAACCCAACTTGATTTATAGGTTTTTTAAGACCTAAGATGTGATGTTTAGTTTTGTATGAAGAAGGTTGTTCTTCTATACTTCTAACAAAGAAGTAAGGTTCAAAGTCCTTAACGACTTTTTCCTTTCTAATTCTGTTCTCATCTCTCCATCTAATTTTAATTGTTCTATCATTATCAACCCAACTTATTATCATATTAAGCACCTAATCTAGCGGCTCTAATTAATGCAGTATTTTCTGCAAGCATTATTATAGGTTGGTCATCTCCAATAAAGATGTTAATTTTTTGTTCCCAAGCGAATGCTTTATGTAAAGGACCACTAAAATAAACTGTTGAGGATTCACCTATATCTTGACTCATATTTATTTCTTCTTTAAAGGAAGATACAACTTCCTCTGAGGAAATAGTAAACTTAGCATTTGATATATCATCTGCTATTCTATAATCTAATTTATATAAACCACTATTAACTATCTCACAAGCACTAATGGCATCTTGTAATTGTCTTCCTGTTACTTGAACACCGCACCTAACATCTATAACTCCTAGTGAGATAACTTGACTTAAATCTTCATCGAAATCAAGAGGCCATCTATCTACCAATCTAGTTAAGTTACCATGAAAAGGATGCTCAACAACCATAGGCATTGTAGCCCTTTTACCATCGGACTTCATAACTACTGTTTCTCCTACTTCTAAAGTTATAGTATCATTCATTTTTGTTAAGTATTTATATAAAGTATTAATTTCTAAGACGAAAGAACCTTCTTCTGTTTCTTCATCTAAAGAAAGGGCAACACAGATTGCTGTTGATTCATCTGCGTTTGCCAATAATAATAAGTTATCTTGTACTTGAAAATGAATATATTTACCTAAAGATTTAGAAACTATTCCAGTTGTTGTAGCCCATTTTCCTTTAATTTCTACATTTTTCAACGAATCTATCATTTCTTTTTTATCTATTTGTATTATCATATTTTTCACCTTGCTTTCGCTAATGAGGAATGACAGGACCACCTCTGACCCCTTACACATGGCTGAACACGTATCGACTTTGTCATTTTTACTTAGTAAACCTCACTCTTGCGAGTTTAAATTTCCCTGTTTTGTATTTCAGGGATACCATTCCATTTTGCTTCTTTGGAATTAGACTCAAAGAAAGTCCAAGTTTTTCCAACTAAGTTTGGATTAGTTTTACTTGCTAATAATTTAGCAATATATTTTGTATTATTACCAGTGCCTTCATCTTTGATACTTAACATTTGAATCATTTTATCAGGCACATCTTTATTCCAATTAGGTACAAATCCAGTAACAGTAGGATTGTTAAAATCTTGAAATGTAGGTTTCAAATGTGTAATAAATACTTTATCACATTGTAGTCTTAGCGTACTAATAAACAATTCATTATGGTCTATATTTCTAGCCCCATATTGAGTAGGGTTAATAGGATTAGACATTTTCTTTCTTTCTCCCCTAGTAATATCATATCTTAATTTATTAGTTACACAATCATTCCATTTATCCATTCCATCAACTACGAATGCTCTAACATTTGTTTTGCCATCAGCAATCATTTCTTCTGTTTCTCTAACAAAATGTAAAGCATTTTGCATAGTCAAAGCATAGTTTTCTGTACCATCATCGTTATAATGATTAGGGCAATAAACATAGATATTAGGGTCGGAAGCCCAATGAGTTTTCCATGTAACTTCCGCCCCATCATCAAAGTCTAAGAAACGAACAATGTGTCCTTCTTCTACTTCTTTAGGAGTTCTAATATCCATAGCAATTCCTGATTTACCACTTTTTGCTTTAGCAACTATAGATAAAACTAGAAAGGAATGTTCTCTTGCTAGTTGTTCTTTTCTTACTTCTGCTGTAAGTTTTTTCCATGCTTGGTATTGTAACTCCTTTTGTACTTTAACATCTACTTTAGGAGTTTGGGCAGACATTCCCGTTAATGAAATATTACCACCATCCTGTTAATTCTTCAACTACTGGTACTTCAGAGGCCATATCAGCAGAACCAAATTTCTTAATAGCAAATAATCCTAAAACATTAAGACTTACATCTCTTAATACACCTTCTTTATCTGTACCTTGAGAAGTTCTACCACAAATAATCACTTCACTACCAATTCCAAAATCAATATTAATATGTGCTGGAATCCAACAACTTACTGATTCATGTCCATCATTATCGAAGTCCGCATCTGTATTAAAGTCTGAAACATGTATTAATCTATTACCGTTACTATAAGGTTGTAAAATCATATTAGTGACGTTACCATCTGTAATCAACATCTTTTCGTGTGCTTTAAGATGAGAATTATCTGAATGGTGATTACCTAACATAATTAGTGGAGTTAACTCATGAGTCAATACTGTTTGAATTAATGTTACAATATCTTCACTTGATTCTAAGTATTGTAAAGAGTTTGCAGTACTACCATCTTTTCTAGCATGTAGTAAGGAACTACTTTTAGAACTAGGAATACAATCAAAGGTACATAGTCTAAAAGTATCAGGAACAAAATCTTTACAATGTTCTCCATTCATACTTAGTTGGTACTTTTGATATTCCCCTTCACCCAATTTAGCAACAAGGAAAAGTCTCCTTGACCAATTTTCAGCAGGTGTAGGTCTTCCATAGTTAGGGTTAGGTTGTCCATCTCCCCATGCTTTCCGATTATCTACTGGAATAATCCATCTATCATCATCTACTTGCATAGCACTATCAGGAATAGTTTCCATTACTCTACTATCTAATTCTTCGTTTACTGCTTTAGTTACTTCATATCTGTTATCTTCTAATAAAACCGCTAATGCAATTTCACCACTTTCTAAACAAGCATGTGCATCTCTATTGTATTCAGCCAGTAATCGAGTTCTTCTATTTTCTTCCCAATTTCTAGCATCCTCTACAGCATAAAAGAAACCAGTTACATTTTGTGTGTAAGTAGGGCCATCATATTCTTTAGTTTCGCCCTCTGCTTCTTTTTTCATCATTGCTTTTTGTTGTGAGAATTTAGCCCTAAGTAAACCTCTAGCGATTTTTAAACCGTCTTCAGTTTCAGTGTCTAAATTATGTTTAGCAACGATTTCTGTATAGTCAGCATTTGCTTGCTCGATACTGATACCAAGTATCTGAGCATATTTTTCTATATCATTTCTTATTTCGTCTTTCATATATATCACTTTTTATTTTTTTTTATTTTATACTAGCCGTTAGACCAGTTTGTTATCCGTTTGGATTATTATTTCATGTGAGAAACCATCCAAGATACTAATAATCTTGGCGTTGTTGATGTTCCTCTCCATTCTGCTTCACCTATCGCTATCAAATATTTCAATTTCAAAGCAGAATTAATTTCACTTTTGATGACAACTTCATGTAATCCAAAGCAAATATCTCTAACAGTTTCACCTGCGAATATTGCTTTATGTAATTGTTCAATTGCATCATGATAACTTCCCTCTACTATTTTTCTCAGAACATTATCATATCTTTCTAAATTTTTATTTACTTGTACTTTCAAACTAGTGCCACTTGATATTGCCGCTTGCATCTCCGTAATTATTCTACGAACATCACCGTTGTAATTGCTTATAAAGTTACTTAAGTCCGAAGGGATTTCTTTGTTTTCTAATGTCAAAATATTTTCACATAATGTGAAAATTGCACCATCATCTATTCTTGAAAAGAAATAATTTGCGCACCTAGATTGTAATGGGTATATTATTTTATTTCTATCATTAGCAGTAATAATAAACCTAACATTATCTGAGTATCTTTCCATTATTCTTTTTAAAGCACGTTGAGCATCTGATGTCATTCCATCCATCTCATCAAGTAATATGAGTTTAAATGGTACTTTACCAATAGCCTTTTGTTGTGCTATATCTTTAATAGTATTCCTAATGGTATCTATTCCTCTATCATCACTAGCATTCAACTCAAAGTAATTCGAGTCAATACCAGTCTTTAATATTTCATTCGCTAATATACCTGCGGATGCAGTTTTACCTAAACCCGCCTGTCCATATAATAATATGTTAGGCATATCATTTAATTCTATCCAGTTTTCAGCATCGAGTTTAAATGACTCTTGGCCGATTAATTCTTGTATTCTTTTTGGTCTGTATTTTTCTGTCCATAACATTTTTAAAACCACCTATCTAATTTTAAGGTTCTATCTGGAATAATCTGAGCATACCTTTTTCTAGTATTTTCTTTTATCCCAATTGCTCTTTTTTCTTCGGCTCTTAATCTCTTAACAGCCCATTTTTCAAACTCTACATCTTTTAGTAGTTGAGGTAATAAATACCCTTGATTTGGTTTGATTCTTAATTTTCTAAGAGTTGATGGTACTTTTGAATACTCACCTCTCTTACCGAAGTTTATTCTTCCGAAGGTTCTACCATTATGAGAATAAGCAAGCATCTCATAAAAGTAGTCAGAAGACCATCTTCTTTTTACTCTTCCATCTATAAAAATTAATTTATTAACATTTACATTTGCCGCTAAATGTGTCATTAACTGCACATCAGGCGGTTTAATTAACTTTAAGTCAGTAAGTACTTCTTCTCTATTAGGGTTCTTTAAATAATCACCTATAATATCAAATATACTTTTGTCTATATTTTTAGCCTCTTGGCTTCTAGGGGCCATTCTTCTAATATTTTCTAAGCCCCACTTTTTAGTTCCCGCCCTTCTTATCCTACACATACTTTTAATTTTAGCAGGTACGCCTTTTTCATTATCAGAAGTTAACACAATAATATTATTACTGTATATTAGAACATTTAAAATTACATCAACATTTGCTTTATAGTGTACTTCCTCTATGATAATATTAGAGTTGATTGACTTCCAATCTTTTTCTTCTATTTCATTGGCATAATAAATTAATGCGTCTTCACCTGCAAATTGTTTCGCTAATGTAGTTTTTCCTGTTCCGCTTTTTCCTGTAATTAATGTTGCTCTTTGTTTATTCATCTCCATTAAACTCATAATAATCCCTTTAATTCTAATATTCTATCAAAACCTTTTTGCTGTAAGTGATGCCTATTAGAAAAAATAGTTAATGCTTCTAAAAATGAATCAAACTTATTGCAATGTTTTGGTATGTTTGGTATAATTTGAAATAACTTAAGTAAGTTATCTGCTTTTGTAATTCTAAGTATGGGGTATCTTCTATGCGCCCCTTCCTCTTCCTTTAATGATGAATCTACACCTAACTCATCTAAAGTTTCTTGTAATAAAGAAAGAAACTCTAAGTTCCTTGCTCTAATTTTAACAATTAATCTTATTCTATATCCTATTGATTGTTTCCTATCTGTTTCTATTAAAACTTCAGGACTCATTAACGATATTAAAATACCTTCAAGTTGTTCTTTCGTAAACATCTGTAGTTACCCCCATGTGTTCGTGCTTTAATCTTTGGAATGTTAATCCATCTGAAAGCAAATTTATAATTTCTTTTGTGTTATCAATTTTATTTGGGAATATCCACTCTACGAATAACCCTTGTTGTATGTTTAATGCTTCTGCTGATTCCCTGTCTATACTTTCAAATAACTGAGCATATTGTCCATGACCAATAAGTTCCTGTAAGGCAATATTAAGAACATAATTATCTCTAGTACCTAACATTCCATAAACCATAAATGAAATAACGGTTATAGAACCATATTCATCTGTCCATAGCACTTTAATATCTTCTTCATCTTCCATGAGAAAACCTCACTTACCAAGTTCTTTCATGTCATTCAAATTCAACTTAGCCTTTTTTTGCATATTTCTAGTTATTTGACATCCCAATCTAATTTTAGATGTGGATGGTAAATCCCAAAATACACCCTCATTAAGCCCGTAAGTCATTTCCATTTGTTTACATAATTGTTTTCTATTCAAATTTTGTAGAGATTCATCTATTTTTATACCCGCTATTTCGTCTGTTGGATATTTAACAAATGTATCTATTATCACATAAACAACTCCCATAAAATAAAGTATTTTTTTCAACGCCCATTGTATCATGTTGCGGGGCTACTAATGTACCCCTATTATAGTTTACCAACTTCCAGCCGACAATATATCAGAATGTGTATTTATTTCTGATACTGGTTTATCATCCCTAATGCGTACCATTCTTGGAAATCTTAAACCTACATTACCATCAGCATCCCTAGTTACTAAATCACATGTGACCTCTAAAACTATTCTAGGCAAAAACTCATAAGTTTCATTGTTAACCCTTTGAATTATTTTCTTACCTTGATTAGTTAAATACATTAAATCTATATCTGAAAATCCAGTTCCTACACTACCTACAGGATAAAATGCATTATCGTTTTTAACGGCTATATCAAATGAACCAAATACATTTGCCCTTTTACCTTCACCGTATCTTGCACCAGTAACAACTACATCAAAATCAAATCTAGGAGGTTTATGTTTAGCCCAAGACTTAGAACGTTTACCGCTTTCATATGGGGCGTTAAGGTCTTTAATCATTATACCTTCAAACCCGTCATTAATTGCTAAATTATAAAAGACATCTTCATCCTTTGAAGTCCTAATTGCTTGTTTAGGAAATTTATTAATAAACGGTAATCGCTCTCTTAAGGAGTTTTTCATTAAGTTTAAATTCTCATACATCATACAATCGAACACAGCCACGTTTACGGGACATTTTTCAACTGCTTCTTCGATATTCTTAGAATGGATGCGTGTTCCCATCTTATTCATTAGCGATGGTAATCCATCCATATCAACAGGATAAATCTCAGTATCTATGATGAATGGTTCTTTTATTTCCCAACTTCTTACTTCTTCTACCACATCAGGAAACTTATCAGTGACCACCTTTCCTTTACGATTGAATATGAGAACTGAATCTCCTTTGTGTATTTGATACCTAGCGCCATCATACTTGTATTCAATGATAGACTCTTTGGGCCACTCATTTTTAGGAACTACATGGGCTAACATGGGTTTAATGAATCTACCAACAGATAGAGTGTTAGGAGGCTCTTTTCCCTCCATATAATAATTAACTATATTAGACAAAGAATGTAGTTTTGCATGTTCTTCTAGTGATGCCTTCACTCTTTTTATTTCCCTTTTCTTAATGTCCCTAATTTCATTTGAATTAAGTCCCACTATAAGATTAGAATCTATCTTTTCACTACCCCATGTTCTAGCGATTACTTTTTTGATAATCCCTTCATTTACTCCATTTCTCGGAGTTCTTAACCAATATCTTATGAACCATTTTCTTTCTAAAGATGACATGTCGTGAAACGCATGATTGAATCTTCTAAATGATTCACCGTCACTTTTACCACAATCCATTTGTAAAATAGAAAAGATATTAGTAACATTATATTGAGATGATTTATCTATTGAATCAAAATGGTATATTCCTTCAGATATATCTCCATGATTGTAAATAGTGTATTCTAATTCTGATTCAAAAACACCTAATGATTTAGTTAGCCATTTCATAGCCTTTTTACTTGCCAAGTTATTAGGTTCTAAATCTAAAGTTAATATTTTAATAAAAGGAGTGTATGAAGAGGAATCATCTAAATTACATAAAGCCTTAGTAAGTAAGGTAACTGTTTTAGTTGGAGTTTGGTATTCTACCGCTTGCATTAATCTGCTAAATTCTATCCATTTCATTTTAATCACTCCAACGGGTGTTTAATATCTTTATCTCCAAGAACCCATCTTAAAGATTTTATTACTCCTTCAAGGGCTTTGAATTGCCTCATGTGGAATATTCGTTCTTTCTTAGAAGTGTTCTTACTCATCTCAATAGAATGAAAGTTTTGTTTCCTTTCAGCCTTATCCAGCATTGCTTCTATTTGTTCCCAACTTCTTTCATATGTAAAATGTCCATTCATTTTGAATCACCACGCATTTTAAGGTATTCTTTTTTAGTAATTTTACCCTTTTTATATTCTCTTAAATTTGGACCCATTCTAGTCAGTCCTATTGCTTTGAACAATCTATCCATTTCACCTTCGTAAACATCCATTTCTCTATGAACTCTAGTTGAAATGGTTCCTAACTGCCCATGTATTTTATACAATTTTTCATCCCATTTATTTTCAAACTCTTGTAACGTTTCTGATAATAACTTACTATCGAATTTTGTCCTAAGTGCTGTAGTTTTATCTTCAAATTCAGATGTCAATTTATCTAAACCCTCTTCAAACATTTTCTTATTATCAACTAAATACTCATCTATGATTTCAGCACATGCTTCCTTCATCTTCATCTTAAGTTCTATCATAACAGCATCAAAGGTCATTGCCTTTGAATATTCTAAATCATCTAGTCTTAATTCTACATTATCTATTCTTGATGGTAAATGAGCCTGTTCTGTTATCTGTCTATTGGATAACTTTTTTGATTGATGATACATATTTTTATTTTTTACTTTTCTAGCAACACAATCATCACAAATAGCGTTACCCTTATTAGTCCTTTTTCGAAAAACTACTCCACACTTTATACATTCTGCGGAATAACCGACCATTATTCTTCCTCTCCTTTGGGCATTGAAAACATTTGTAACATTAATGCATTAGATAAACCAATAGCATGTAATGTCTTTTCATCACCTGCTCTATTAGCCATACCCATCATCATTGTGTTGAACGCTTGAACCATAGGTAATGCTAAATTCCATGCGTTTTGTGCTTCTTCCCAATAAGAGTAGTTATCTTCTTTATTTAGTGTGGACATATGTAATAGATGAAAGAGCATAAACCCATGTTTATCTTTAATAGAGATTAAGGACTCTAGTTCATTCTCAAAGGATTCTACCATTTGTATTGGTAAATTCTTTCTCATCCATTCTGTATGCGCTTTGCACCAATCATTAAATTCTTCTTCATTATATTTTTCTATTCCCATTGTTTCACCTTCTCTAATATTTCTTGTAATACTTTTATTTCATCTAAGTTTAATCTTATTCCTGTATAAGTTGCTACATCGTCTTTGTATAATCTAATATCAATAGATTCAAAAGATTTCCATTTACCTCTCACAACTTTAAATTCTAATTTTTCATCTCTAGGTATTCTACCTAAGAGTTCACCTCCATCTCTATAACTAGGTACATCTTTCATTTTTATTCCTCCTTTAATTGTTTTATTCTAAGTCGGAGCCCTTCTTCAATGCAATTCTTACAAACAGAAATGTTCTTAGGCATTTCATCAAGACTATATTGTTTCAAGTAATCATTTTCTCCGCATAATTCGCAATCACTACTTCCCATTATATCACCTCAAAAATTAAATTCATCATCAGTTGCTACTGAATCAGAAGACCATATTCCTATCTCTTGTGGTTCTTTACTTCCACCTTCGATTAATACTGGACTAAATGTAACTTCAACACTTGCTGAATAGTAGTTATTCGGGTCAACCGAATGCATTCTTTCTGCAACTTCTTTTGCTATTACACTATTATAAATAGCATCATCATACTCAGCAATTACTTCATTGTTTCTTTTAACATAATACTTAGTGTCTAAGTTTTTAACATCAGTTAGTGCTTTTGCTATTCCAAAATTCTTTAAGATATATTTCATATCTTTAACATTGGAAGGTTCTCGCCACATTTCAGGCAATCTTGTTTCCATTGCTTTAATAGAATTAGCAAGTGCTTGACCAATAATTAATTGGCCTCGCATACTCATAATAAACTCTAAACATTTCTGTTGTTTAATTATATCTTTAACCTCTTCCGCTGTTAAATCATCTTCTCCTTTCTCTAAAGTTACCTTTAGTTTTTCTTCTTTCTTTTCTTCTTTATTCTTCGTTTTCATTTACTTCAACCTCCATTTGTTTCATTAAATCTTCTGTCACTAAACCATAAGTTATGTTTAGACCACAGTTATATTTCGCATTTATCATAGCGCCGATGTGCATACAGGTTTCTAACCAATCATCGGGCATATCATATGGTAATCCCATATCATTAGACAATTGTATTGCTAATGTTGGGTAAACTAATTTATCTTTATTCTTCTTCATTCTTCTTCACCTCTTTTATCGGGCGTATTTCCTTTTAAACATTCTAAACATTTTCTAAAACCATTCCATGAAAAGTTCATGCAATCTTTAACTACGCATATCATTCTAATGCCCCCTCTATTTCAGCCATTTCAGATTCTATTTCTTGTGTCATCTTACTTACTTGTTCAGACACCCAACCACACTTATCTCCAAATTCGCCTACTAGTTCATCCCATAACATTTCAACATCATTCGCTTTATCTAATAAGTCAGTAAGATATTCATATCTCCTAGCCTTCTCTCTGATTTCTTCTGCAATTTGTTCTGCTCTATTTATCATTCTATCAACTCATCACATTCAAATTCTATTCCTTCTGATATTAATAAATCATATATCTTCTCACTTATTATTTGTTTAGGAAAATAAGTAATCTCATACTTCATCTGATTCACCAACTAATACTTCTGATGTTAATACTAGTGCCGCAACACTAGATGCACTATTCAATGATGATAGTGTAACTTTAACTGGGTCAATGATACCTTCTTCTAATAAGTTAACTGAATCTCCAGTCTTAGCATTCAAAGGGATAATTAGAGTTGGATTGGGCGTAATCCCTGCATTTGCCAATATTTGATGATAAGGTTTTTTCAAACAATCAAAGAATGAATATTTGTATTGCCCGTTATCCCTTGTAGTGGCTAATGTAAAACCACCACCTTCTATTACTCCTAAATCCATAGCGGCCCTAGTAGCATTAAGAGCATCATCTACTCTTTCCATAGTATCTCTCATTTCTATTTCGGAAGCCGCACCAATTTTCATTACTGCTACTCCGCCTAATAGTTTAGCAACTCTAGTCTTCATCTTATCTAGTTGGAAATCATTTTTAGCCATATCATAATGGCCTTCAATCATCTTAGCCCTTTCTTCTACCTTCTCTTTAGTTCCCGCACCATTAACGATAATTGTCTTGTCTTCCCCTACAGTTATCTTTTCACAAGTTCCTAAATCTTCTATCTCCACTTCTTCTAATTTATCATTAGCGTGGTAATCTACAAATTTAGCGCCTGTAACTATTGCAATATCTTCTAATAAAGCATCAGAGATATGGCCGTAATCAGGAGATTCTATAGGACATACCTTGACTATACCGTTTAATACATTCATGATTAAATTAGCCATAGCATGTTCTTCTAATAATCTTGATATTAGAATTAACGGTCTTTTAGTTTCTGCTACCTTTTCTAATAAAGGTACTAATTCTTGGAATCTAACTATCTGTAAATTAGATACTAGGATTAATGGGTTTTCCATAACTGTTTGATTCTTTTCTTTATCTGTAGTAAAATGATGATGTCTATAACCTCTTTCTATCTCTAAACCATTTACTACCTCTACGGTAGTATTCATATCTTGAGATTCTGAAACTGTTACTACTCCACTTTTACCTACTGTCTCTATTGCCTTAGCAATTAACTCTCCAATTTCTTTATCGTTATTAGCGGCTATAGAAGCCACATTAACTATATCACTAGATTTTTCTATTGGTTTTGCTAATGACATCAGATGTTCAGATATTTCATCAACTTGTAATTTTAAGTCATTAGAAACATCAACAGGGTTAGCCCCTTCTTTAATTAAATTCATTCCTCTTTCACAAAATGCTTGCGCTAAAACACAAGCGGTAGTTGTCCCATCCCCTGCTAAACTTTGTGCTTGTGTTGCTACCTCTATGAGTAATTTAGCACCCATATCCACAAACTCATCTTCATGATGAACTGCCTTAGCAACTGTAACACCATCATTAACAATAATGGGTCTACCTCTTTCTTTCAGAACTACGGTCTTAGCCATTGGTCCTAAAGTTGGTTTAACTGCATCTGCAACTAAATTAATTCCTTTTAACATTTTATCTCTTGCTTCATCTCCTATCACTATCATATATTTTCCTCCTTCCATTCTCCTACGTTTATCATCATAGAATTCAATTCTGTTATTTTAGATAATAAACCTTCTTCATTTTTATTTATTTTATCAATTTCTCCCGCTAACAAACATACACTTTTTGCTAATGCCACCTGCATCTCAGATTGTTTTACAAGTAAATCAGATATTTTTTTATCATTTTCTTCTAACGTTCTAACTGCTTCTACTACTGCATCAAACATACTTTTTAATCCATCTATATTCATTCTATCACCTTACAACATATTACATTCATATGTACAGCGAAATAATCGCCTAACTTAATTATCTTATTAGGTTGGTAATATATCTCATCACCAACTTCTATTTCTTCTACATCTTTTCCTACAGAAATAACTTTACCCTTATGAGTTTCAGTCATAGTAAACTGACCCATATTTGTTTTAGTTTCCTGTAATACTACAAATTCTCCTATTGCTTCTAATTTCATTTTATTCTTCCTCCTTTCTTTTTTCTAACCATTCTTCAATCTCCATATCACTAGGAATATATCCTTCTACACGCTCTAATTGATATTGGTCTTCTAACATCATATGATTTAGAGGTAAGAATTTATACTCACTTTTTTGATAAGTATGATGTTCCATATAATCTACATTC